TAGTCCTTCATGTCCAACTGGTGGATCGCCGCTGGCGGCAACTCGGCCAGGTTGGCAATCAGCCGGATCTCACGCTCAGCATCCGTGCCGGCCGACTTCTGCGCGGCCAGGTGGTCGCCCACCGTGGGGCGACGCAAAGCGATGTCGGCAATCGGTACGCCGTCGTGCTCGATGGCGAAGCTCAGTTTGATGCGTTCGGCAGTGCTCATTCGATGTTCTCCTTATCGTTCATCACAAACCAATCGCGGCGCGAATGGCTTCCATCTGATCGGTACCGCCCACCTTTCGGACCAGGTTGATGGCGTCGATCTCGATCAACTCCTCGTCATCGATGGTCAGCTTGTAGTAGCTCGCCGCCACCGAGACCTTGAGGGTGCTTTTGTCACCGGGCTTCCAGGTGCCGGCATCGAGCTCTTTCCAGCCACCGCGCAGATTGACAATGACGGGTTTCGCTTCCGAGCCCTGCGCCTGGATGGCACCCCGGATGGTGATTTGCGTCGCGGCGTTGTCCAGCAGACCGAAGAGCTTGAAGACCTCCGGATCGTGATCGGCGATGGTCAGCTCGGCTTCGAGCTTTTCCATGCCGAGGTCGATCTCGACCGGCAGGTCCATGCCGCCGGCGCGGTGCTCCTCGGTCTTGAGGGTGAGTTTGGGCAGTTGGATCTCGTCGATGCGTCCGGCGTAGCCGCGACCGTCGACAAAGAGGTTCATGTTTTTCAGCACACGTGGCAGTTCGATGGCCATTACAGAATCTCCTCAAGATAGTCATCGACCAGGTGCGAGCGGAAGATGATGTGCTCGGCCGGGTACGGCGGGGTGAAGTCGAAGTTGAAGTAGATCTTTCCGTCCTGGATAGACTGGGGCGAATTGAGGTCCGGGTCGGCCCAGCACTTGCCGCCGAGGATTGCGCCCTGGGCTTTGAGTTGGCGCAGGTAGGCGTTGACGCCTTCGGTGACTTCCTCGACATAGGTCTTGGTGATGTTGCGATCCACCGCCCAGAGGTGTGCTCTGAGCAGCGACTCGTTGATCATGTCGGCGGTGCGCCGCACCGAAAGGAAGGCCCACTTGGGGTCCGAGGAACAGGTACGGTTGCCCCACAGGCGGTAGCCATCCTCCTGGATGATGGTGGCCACCTCGTTCTCGTTGAGCAGGTTGGCCCGAGCATTGGGGTCACCCAGCGCAAAGTCCACCGGGCGGTGACTACCGACGATGCCGTTGATGACGTTGTTCGACGGCGACCACCAGAAGCCCCGGTCGTTGTCGATCTTGGCAATCAGACCAGCCACACGCGCCGACACAGGCTCGGTCACGACTACGCCGCTCTTCATCACCTTGACGTGCGGATCGACCACATAGATGCGCGGCGAGCCCCAGTCCTCGCGATAATCGATGGCGGCAGCATCGGTGGTGTTGGGGCCGTCAGCGATGATCACCGCACGCAGGCGCTCGGCAATGCCGAGCAGTTCGGCCACAACAGGGTTTGCCAACTGACGGGTGTCATCATCCGGGTCGATGGGACGCTGGTGGGTAAAACCCGGGGCGATCAGGATGCGCGGCGTGACCTTGGCGACCGACTGGGCCGCCAGCAGCGCCTGCAGGCCGAGGTACTGACCGGCGTCATCGACGCCACCGAGCACATTCGTCTGGGTCTCGGCCTCCGTCGCCCCTTCGGCCACCCGGATCACGACCACCAGTGCACCGGCCTGATCGAAGATGCCATCGATGGCCATGGGCAAGGTACCCGTGATGCCGAGCTTGGCCGCCTCCAGGCGCGAGCCAGCAATGAGCACCGGGGTGTTTAACGGAAAGCTGTGCTCATCGGCACCCGGTGCGGTGCCGACGAGGCCGATCACGGAGGATCGGACGGTGCGAATAGGACGGGGGCCGTTGTCGATCTCAACGACCTCGACCCCATGAAGAAAGTGATCTGCCATGGCAGTTCTCCAGAAACAAAAAATCCGCCAATTGGCGGAATAAATCGGGGGGATGGGGTGATCGGGCAGTCGGTGGATCAGATCAGCGGCTTGCCGCGATCCGGTTCGATGGACTTCTCACAGTGGTTCGGATCGAGTCGGTCCAGCAAGCGACACAGCACACAGGCCCAGCGCTTGCCTTCGCGCGCAGCCTTGCCGGCACGGGAACTCAGCGTCTCGTCCTCGTGCCCGCCAAAGGCCGCATTGGCCAGCTGGTCGTGGGCGACGGCAATAGTCCAGGCCCGGCGAGAGCCGGTGATGATGGCCAACAGCATCCAGATTGACGCAATCACCGCCGCGATCTGGCAGAGCAGCCAAATGGCCAGCATCGACAGACGGTGTTGGATAGCAGCCATCACCGCAGCACCTCCTGCACCCGGGCCTCCGTCAGAAGCCCGCTGGCGGCGAGCGCCTGCAGACCTGCAACGGTCTGTGGGTCCGTGACATCGACGTGTTCGGCCAGTTTGAGTTTGTCGAGGAACACCTCAACCATGACCTCGGTCTTGGCGGCGGTATAGATGGCCGCCAGCTCCTCCATCGTGAAGCGGTTCATGAAGGCGAGCTTGGTCAGCGGTGTCGCCGGGGTCAGCGTGGCCGCAATGGCGTTCTCCGGCGCCGGTTCAGAAAACGCAAAACTGCCATCGGCCTGCTTGACCATCCCCGCTTGCACACCGACAGCCGCCTTGGTCCATTTGAGGTCCGGATGAAACCGGCCCTTGGGGTCGGTGTCGGTGGTCTCGACCACCTGGTCGTTATCGAGTCGAATCCAGTTGGGCATCGTTTTTTCCTCCTTCATCACCATTCAATGGCCACGTAGCCGGGACCGCCATTGCCACCGTTGCCGCCAGTGCCGCCGTAGTAGTTGCCGTTACCGCCGCCTCCACCGCCGTGCCCTCCGTTGCCGCCGTTGGCGTTGTAGCCACCACCTCCACCACCGCCCCCCAGAAAACCACCCGCGCCGCCGTGGGAGCTGCTGTTGGATGTGTAGCAATAGCCGCCCGAGCCACCGCCACCGGGACCGCCGTTGCCGCCCATCAACGCGGCCGATTGGCCCCAGACACCGGCCGCCCCTCCGCCGTTGCAGTTCAGCAGACGCGGCGTGGCAAAGGAATACTCTTTGACAGTGAGTAGTCCAGCCGCTCCGGTCACGGCGGTGTAGAACTTGGGCACCACACTGGCCGCACTGGAAAAATCAGCCAGGTCGATACCCGCTGCGGAGTAATGCGTGCTCCACAGTGGGATGGCGAAGCTGCCATCGATGGCAGGGCCGCCGTTTCCATAACCCATCGCATTGCTGGAGCTGATCGAAATCTGACCGGAATCAGTGCCGTGACCGCCAGCACCACCCGAGCCGCCACCGGCACCTGAGATGGCGACATAGTTGGAAGAGGATTGCTGCGACCATTGGGTGGTGTTGCCACCTGGGCCGCCAATGCCACCGCCCCCGGCACCAGCGGCGGTGTAGTGGGATTGGAAGCCCACGCTGCCACCGTTCCCGCCGTTGCCGAGCCAGGACCCAGCGGCACCCCCGCCGCCGCCACCGTGGTTCTCCGAGCCGGAGCCCCAGGAGCCGTAGCTGCCACGACCACCTGTACCGCCGGTGCGGTTAAACAGCGTGCCGCCCGTGCCAGTTCCACCAGTACCACCGGTGCTGTAGCTGTTGCCATGGCCATCGGCGCCTTGACCACCGGTGGCCGACAGCAGGCTGCCGACACTAGACGTGCCGCCATTGCCAGCCTTGGTGTTGTTGCTGCTCGATCCGCTGCCGCTGGCCCCCACGGTGATAGCCAACAATTGACCCGGGATGACGTCGTACTCGCCCATCGCAAAACCGCCACCGCCCCCACCGTTACCGCCGTAATAGGTGGTCTTGGAGCAGGCACCACCGCCGCCCGCACCGACCACGATGGCGCGGATGCGCGAGACGCCGGCGGGTACCGTGAACGAGTAACTGCCTGCCGAGGTGTATTCCTGGTAATTCTTGTAGTGGCGTGGATCGACGGTATCGGTGCTCACGCTGCGCAGAAATCGTCCCATTACGCCACCTCCTCGATGCCCCAGGCGTTGAATGTCACGCTGGCGGCGCTGGCCTGCACCACGATCTTCTGCCCCGCAGCCAACGAGAGCGCAGTGCGTTCCAGCACCTCGGTCGCCGCCAGGCTCACATCAAATTCGATGAACTCGCTCTCGGCCGGTGTGGCCAATGCAGTGAGCGCCACGCGCACCTTGGCGGCTGCTGTTCCCTTGTTGCAGGCAGCGACATTGACCACGGCACGGCGGCCGGTCGGTACTTCGTAGAGGGTCGCCAGCGTGTTGGCGGCTGGCAGCGCCGTTCCCAGAATGGACATCGAGGGGGCTCCTTAGAGTTGGGCAAAGAAGAAGGTCTTGCGCCCCAGCACCAGTTGCTGGGTGACGCTGTTGGCAGCGGCTTGCGCCGTGGCCACGGCCTGATCGGCTGCGCTTTGCGTGGCGGCAATGGCCTGGTCGCGGCTGCTGGCGGTTTGCTGAATCGCGGTCTGGGCTGCCGCATTGACGGTGGCCACCGTGCTGGTCTCGGTCTGCGCCATCACGGCCAGGGCCGCGTTCTTGGTCTGGGTGACCGAGGATTCCGCTGCCGTCTTGGTGGCGGTGATCGCGGTCTCGGCCGCTGTCTTGGTAGCCGTGACGTTGGCAATCGCGACCTCAGCGGCCGTGGCAATGGTGTCGAGCGTCGCCGACTCCACTGCGTTGGCGTGCGCCGACATCTCCGCCATCTTGATGTCGCCCATCTCCTCGACCTCGAGGACGGTGGCGCGACCACCGATGCGGTCGATGGCTGTGCCTAGATAGGCAAGCTCTTCCGGTGTGGCGATCTCGGCGGCGGTTTCGATCTTGGCTTTGATCGCGCGCACCGCATCGCGCA